TCTCAAGGACGTTAGGATCATAGGACATCTTTGCGGAAGACAATCCAGCCCCAGCAAAGCCAGCAGCCTTAATCGCACCGGCACTAGCCCCACCGCGACGAGCGGCAGCAGCAAGAGCAGCAGCGGCTACTACGCCCTTGCCGGTACCAATGGCAGATCCAACACCCAATTCAAGTACTGGTCCTGGGCTTGATAAGAATGCCTTGGTCGTGTTCCAAAATCCCTTTGCCTTATTGAACTTGTCCATGCCGGCGGAAGTACCTTGGGCGGACTTCAGTACTTCATTGGTGTCTCTGATAAGACCCTTCATCTTCTCAATTTCGGAATCAAGCTTTAGGCCAGCTTCACCGGGCTTTACACGTTGACCAAGCACTCCAACCATAGAAAGTTCAGTTCCAAACAGTTTATTGATATCTTTAAGTTCAGCGTATTCGTCAGACGTAAAGCTTCCATATCCGCCACCCCACTTTTCAAAAAGTTCCTTTCTCCGCGCTTCAAGTCCTGCTTCACCTTGATTTGCGTAGAGATTCTTGATGTTCAGTCGTCGCGCCAATCCGACATAAAGGTCAGCCTGGGTAGATCCGTACCAGGATCTAACAAAGGTATCGCTTAATGCTCCACCTTCACCAAACAGAGGCTTGATGACAGACTTGGTAGGCTGCGCCACGCGCTGGACCGTACGGCCAAACTTTAGGCTAGGCTGCTGACCGAATGCACCTTCACCAAGTTTCGTCTCCGGAATAAGTTGTTTGGCGACTTCCTCTGAAGTCAGCTTGACCGGTTGCTCGTTAGGTGCAGCAGCGACGATGGCGTCGGCGACCGACGGAGCGGCTGCTACTGGCGTAGGCTTCTCGACCTGGACGATGGGCTGACTGACAGGCTGATTGACGACAGGTTGCTCCGCCGGCGCGTCGAAGGCGTCGAAAGGATTTGCCGGCTGCTTGGGAGCGGGCGTGTCGAAAGCGTCGAAGGGATTAGATGCCATTTAGTGCTACTTCAGCACAGCTGCGGCAGCACCAACACCATACTTCTCATCGAACTTCGTGGCAAGAGAAGGATTCTTCTTCAAGGCATCAATCGCACCTGCCGGGATAGCCGAGATATCAACCGCAGCTGGGGTGATGACAGGGGCCGGCGTAGAGCCAGCAGCCCCGGACCCGGCAGCGACGATGGCCGCCAGAGCTTCCGGAGCCTTAAAGCCTTCAAAGGTAATGGTTCCGTCTTCCTTCTGCTTCAAACCCCAGAATTGGTCCTTCGTGCCTTTGACCATGTTTCCAGTAATATTATGGTCGCTCTCGGACTTCTTCATGGCCGACATAACGTCCAGCTTGTCGCGGAGGATATACTCCATAGCGCGGTCCGTAAGGGACTTCTTCTGGGCAGGGTCTACCTGCTCCCAGGCGTTGGCTGAACCTAGGTTCTCGGCAAAGTCCTTGGCGTAGATTTCCTCGATTCCCTTGCGGACTACCAATTGCTTGGCCTGGTCGTTTAGACTTGTCCGGGCGGCGGTTGCGGCACCGTTAAGTTTATCAATATTGATAAGACCCTTAATGCGAAGGATGTTAGCATCGTTGAGCCTTGTCCGCTCTTCTCCGGTAAGGTTAGTAAGCTTGATCCTGGCCTGGCTTTCAGCGGTAGCGTTATTGGCAGCATTCTCAATCTTCCCGACGTTTGCTTCGGCAAGGTATTCAACGGCAACACCCTTCTGGCGAAGCAGGGCAACCTGGGCGTCGGTAAGGCGTCCCATGTTTGTTTCCTTGGTGCCGAGTAACCTAATCTTGGCTTGAGACTCTGCCGTATCCGTTGTGATTCGGTTCAAATCAACCTTGCCGGCTGGAGTCGTATCGACGATCTTGTAGTTACCATCAGCACCAAGCTGCGTAAGTACGCCTCCAGTAGAAGACGAACCGCCTGCAAGGGCTGCTGCGATAGACGTATTAAGCGATCCATCGGCGTTAGTCGTCAATCGACGCATCATGTCACCCTTGTTGTAGTCATCCAAGGCATTAGCCTGGCCTAGCAATGGGAGGGCGACATTGGGGTTGCCTGCGATAATGGCTTCACGACCGCGATTCTCGTTGATGCCCTTGAAGATAGAAGCGACGGAGTTATCACGCGCAGCCCGCATGGCTGCGATTTCTAGTTCGGAATACCCGGCAGCGCGAAGAGCAGATTCTCCAAGTGCCGTATTCTGATCTTCCTGTCCAGCCGCGCGCGCGTTGTTGTAACGAGCGGTTGATAGCATGGTCGCACCCTTGGCTTCAGCCTCTGGGTTGAACATCCCAGCCACGTTTTCAGCGGCCTTCGCCCAATATGGGTCGCCCTGGACGGATACTTTGTTGCTCATTTAATGGGGAATTTATACATAGCCGGGAACGAACCAGAACCCAGGAAGGGCTGCGGCTGGATGGCCGGCAGCTTGAAGGGATCTAGTGGCAATAGGCTATTGCTATAATTTGCAATGTTGTTGCTGGCGGCGTTTAGCGTTGAAGGGTTGGAGAAGTTTGCCAGCGAATTTGTTTTGTTAAGGATATCGGCTTGGCTTGGAGCATCCCACCAACCAGCACCAGCACCCATACCCACGACAGACCCAGCGGTAGAAAGAACAGTACCAAGGGTCTTTAGGCTGTCGCCTTTCTTGGAAGCGTATTCAAGTTCAACAGGAAGTACGCCGGCAGATCCGCGCATGAAGTTGCCAGTAGTGTTCAACTTCTGGCCGGCGCGGATGTTGTTGATGGCGTTCTGGAAGGTAACGTCATTAAACGAAAGCATGTTGGCCTTGGCGCGACCCTGCTGGGTAGCGTAGCCAAGGTTCTTTGCGGCGGCAGCGTCACCTTCCGTTGCCATCAACTTGTTGGCAGTTTGGTCGCCGGCTAGGTTCGCACCAGTAGCCTCGATAGGCGCGCGGACTTCAGCCACAGCAGCATCAGACGCAGCCGCTCGCGCTGCCGCAGCTTCTGACATTCCGGTTTCGGTGGCGTCCCTGCCAGACTTGCCGAGAGAATCATCCGATATTGCGGTAGCTTCATCCTGGAAGCCCTTCTGGCGAATGCTTTCGGCGACACGCTGTCCCTCCATAGCCTTGGCTGCGCGTCGAGCGCCTGCGGCTTGAGCGGCAGATCCTGCCGCCGTTAGGGCTAGTGCGAATGCTACTGGGGTACACATAGATTAGAAACGGCCAGGGCCGCCAACTTCCTGGGTGGTGCCAGGCGGGATGCCGAGCAGTTCGCCGACGGTAGGGGAACGCTGAATGCGCTGCATTGGAGGCATCGGCGCGTACTCCTTTCGCATCATGTGCTGGGGAATGCTGTTGATGCTATCGCTCACGACAGGACCATCAAACTCTTCCTTGGAAATAGGAACCATTGGCATCTCCCTGGCAGGACCAAGTTGGCGGATACGCTGTCCAGTACGAGGGTCAAAAAGTTCAGAAATCTGACGAGCGGTTGCTTCAAATTGGTTAGCATATCGAGGATCGTTTTGACGCGGGTCAAATGACTGCGTTTGGGCTTGCCCCATTTGCGCGCCCAGTTGGCCGGCAGCGATAGCGTCCTGGGGGTTAACCTGCTGACCAGGGATGATGCCTGCGGCTTGCGCGCCTGCGATGGCCTGTTGAAATTGAGGAGTACACATAAAATTAACCAGATTTCTCGACGCGGTTTTTGTTGGATGACCCGCCTGTGACAAAGTCCTTAAAGGGCTTTAAGCCAGGACCGCCGGAGTAATAGCCAGCGTTCTGGGCAGCACCCAGCATCCCGGTGGTGTTGGCGAACAGGTTAGCCACAGGATTGAAAGCCTGCTGCTGTTCCATGATGCTGGCGGATCGGAGTGCATTCGTTGCGGCCAACTCCGGGTCGCTGGTCATATTGACCTGTTGGATAAGATTGTTGCGCTGGTCTTCAACCGCCTGCCGGGCTTTGATGCCCTCCGTGGCAGCAGCTTCGGCAACAGTCTGCCTTGCCATAGCATTATCGCGCATCAGTACGCCGCCCTGGCGAGCGTTCTCGCTGGACTGGTCTAGGCCGGTTCGGGCAAGGGAGTATGCCAACTGGTCGCTGACCTGCTTGTACTGGTCGTTAACCTGGGGGGTGGCAAAGTTGGAATAAGCCTGTCCGCGTCCCTTGAAAAATCCGTCGTCGAACCTTTCAAATTTCTGGTTGATGTTATTAACACCCTGCTTGATGCGGGCCTGGCGCGCCAACTCGTCTGCTCGCGCTTGAGCAGCACCACCGTCGCCTCCTCCTCCTCCGAAACACATGTTATCGGGGATTCCCTCCAATGTTCAGATCCAGCTTCATAATGGAGTAGATTGTGTACTGGAGGACGGCTTTGTCCAGCAATACAGATAGAACGTCTCTCCGGCCTTGCCGTAGTTAGATACTTCACACTCCTTTGACGCCCCCAGCAGCTCCAGCCATCGGTGGGCAACGTCGTGCGTAGCGATGCTCCGGCACTCCAGGCGATGCCACCCAATCTCGTCCAAGTAGGGGAAAAATACCTTCCTAGCGAAGCGGTGGGTGGATAGGGATATCTCGTCGAACCTGTCGGTTGCGAACATCCAAATCGACATGACGCCGTTCCACATGGGCATGGCGCCACAGCACACGATTGGTTCTCCATCGTCCGCGTGTAGGACAAAGCCTCCACCCCCGATTCGTAGGATACTGTTGCCGAATTCCCACGGATCGTCTGTCCATTGGGTGGCGTACACCTCCGCCCGGTCCTTCGCTCTCATGTTGTGAACCACATGCTGCACCCCTTCGGGATACAGTTCAGTCACTTTCATTGAAGTCGATGTGGGCGATTAGGTTAGCCAGTCGAGCGTAGCCGGCGGAATCACAGGTCAGACGTACGCCTACATGCGTTCCCATCCCGGTAGCCTGGATACGACCAAGGGTAAAGGTGGGCTGGCTGACCGTGGCGACTAGGTCGCGGGCATTGGGTGAGATAGGATCCATACCAATTTCGACAGCCCACTCACCTTCACAGGTCATGTCGATACCGGCCAGGGTCTTCATGTGCGCCGGCTTACCACCGTCAAGGTAGGGGAGAATAACCTCAACCCTGTATGATCCGTAGTTCAAGCCTGTAAGGCCGCCATAGGCATAGATGATATTGCCTTCCTTGGCGTAGACAATGCCGTCCTTGGTCGTGAAATCCGTGAACGTATAGCCTGGGCTGTAGGTAGACCAGGCAGCGACTTGGCTGCTGGGGAAGTAGGTGTAGACGTAGATCTTATTCCCAACGGCCAACCAGTACCGCCCATCAATAGGTTCGATGACGGCAGGGCATGCGGCCTTCTGGGCGTCCGTCATTTGAGACAGTTCGGCAAGTACCAGGCTGTCGATGGGCGTACCAACGTCATTGACGACGGCGGCATTGGAGCTGTCTCGCGCGCGAAGGGAGCGGACGCCGGAGTCGGATAGGTAAAAGATATCAATATCACCAACAGACACCACGCTCCCTGGGCCGAAAGCGCCGGTGTTCAGAAGGACTTGTCCTTGGCGGTTGTTGGCCGGGTCTGGGTCGATGCTCCAGATTTGAACGGATCGCCGAGAGAATGCTGCCAGGTTGCCTTGATAAAGGTCGATGCCTGTAAGAATTTCAGCCCCACCGGAGCTATTGGACATGTTAATAAACCCTGCACCAACACCAGACTCGCCCCATTTCCTTGGAGAGTTTACACCAGAGAAGAACATCGTGGACGCGCTTCCAACGTGGGCTTTAGTCTTACACGTTAAGCAGCACGAAGGATGAGATCCAGTAACGCGAGTCGCACCCCATGAAGTGGGGTTGGAGGAGTCTAACGGATTGGTGGCAATCAGCTTTACCTGTTTACCAATAGGGAAGTCTCCATACTCGTTGCCCCCCGGAGGTACGATGCCTGGGCAAGGACCAGAAACCCAAATA